ATGCGGTACCGGTTCGAAGGGAAAGAAAAAACTCTAGTCATCGGGCCCTATCCTGAAATCCCACTCACTGAGGCCAGAGCGAAACAGTCTGAAGCAAAAATGAAGTTGCTTGCCGGCGTTGATCCGGCAGAACAGAAACAGGCCATAAAGAAGAAAGAAAAAGAAGAGCTAGCTGATACCTTTGGGGATATCTTCAGGGAATGGCACACCCATAAATCAAAGGTATGGTCGAAGGGTTATGCTGACGAGATGATGAGCATGTTCACGGATGACATACTACCGATCATCGGACATCTGAAAATGGATGACGTTGAACCGATGGTTCTTCTGAAGGTGATAAGGATTTTTGAAGACAGGGGCGCGATGGAACGCGCTGATAAGGCGAGACGCAGATGCGGTGAGGTTTTCAGTTATGCAATCGTAACTGGAAGAGCCAGATTTAATCCATCTAGAGACCTTGCTGGAGCAATGAGGGGTTACAGAAAGAAAAACTACCCTTTCCTTACCATGCATCGCATTCACGAGTTCCAGGGTGCTTTGAATGCATACGGTGGATGGATAGTAACAAAAATTGCTACGCAGATTCTTCATTACACAGCCATGCGTACAATCGAATTACGTTCGCTGGCATGGGTAGGAATAGATTACGAAAACAGGTTAATCAGTGTTGATCCAGAGGTCATGAAGGGGAGAAGGTTTCATGTCATCCCTATGTCTGAGCAAGTTATCGAGCTTTTCCGATTTTTGCAAAATATCACGGGTCAGTACGAGCTGTGCTTCCCTGGCAGAAATGACAGGAAGAAGCCAATCAGCGAAAACGCCATCCTTGGCGTCATCCGTAATATTGGATATGAAGGACAAACCAGCGGCCATGGCTTCCGGCACCAGTTCAGCACCGTGTTGAACGAGAAGCACTGGAACAGTGATGCCATAGAGATGCAGTTAGCCCACGTCAGCGGAGGAACCAGATCCGTCTATAACCATGCTGCATACCTCGATACACGCAGAGAGATGATGCAATGGTGGGCTGATTATCTGGATGGCAAGGTGGCGTAATACAACCTCACATTACCGGGCAATCATCATCATCTTGGGTTGCTCGGTTGATGATGTACGTCACCACTCCTTTAACCTCGACTTCATCCAGCGCATCACCTTCAATCGCTTCCCCATCCCTGGTAACAAGTGACTTACCCATTACCTTTGCAAAATCGGTTATCCCTGAATACGAAATCATTACCGTGCTGTTCTGCTTTGGATTGAGTGATAAATCAAGCACGGCATATCCCGTTGCCGTCTCTATGGTTCTGGTGTTTGGACCGGTACCACATATCATGTCAACTGTGAGAGCTCGCCGTGCATAGTCGTTGGCCGGAGACGGAAATCCCATCAGAGCACCCTCCCCATATTGCGCAGAATCCACAGGCGGTTATTGCTATGGTCTGGCGTCTTGTCTGCAAAACACGATTGATGTCTTTCTATCCACCTATTGGCCTCATCATCTGAGAAGTGAATGCCTTTCCCCCTCAGTTCTCTGATGAAGTCACTGGTACGAAGGCACAAGTATCCTTTCGGGTTTTGCGAAAGTGAGTTTCTGAATGCGTTCTGTATGTCTGAATGTCTGAGCATGATCTGCCACCCGATAAACACTGTTTGCATATACAGTAGTTTTACAAATGGCAAAGATCAAGATCAGCTTTTACGTAATGGATTATCCATACTGATTACTATACGTTTTCTTATTGTCTCATACCCGGCGTCGTGTAAATGTTCGGTAATCATAAGTTGCATGTGAGGATGTCCATGAAAAGTTACAGCAGGAGAGATGCCATAGATATGGCATTCAAACTAGGTATGGGTGCTGCTCTTATGGCGTACATACCAAAAGTTGCATTTGCATCAGGAGCGTCAAGATTCAGCGTTACCGACTTTGGAGCCAAAGGGGATGGAGTTACTGATGATTCTTTTGCGTTTCAAAAAGCATTTCTCAAAGCAAATGAGGCCGGTGGCGGAACGGTTTACTTTCCCCCGCCCAAAAAAGAATATTTGCTGAAGTTCCCGGTATTTATCTTTAACAATACTGAAGCATATGGCGACGGTCAGGGTACAAGGATTGTTTTCGAGAATCCGGTGTTCAGTAAAGGGCGAGGTGGTTTCGTCATCGGTTCAAGTCTGGAGGCAAACAGAGATCTGGCGCTAACCAGGTTTAGTAACCGTTCATTGTCCACGACGATCAACCAGAATTTCAAGAATCCAGTCCAACGGCACTACATACGTGATACGCCAGAGTTGGCCCAGGCGAAAGGAAGTAGCCTACACGATATCTATCTGGAAGCGAGATTCACTTCTGGCTCAGAAAGCAACTGGGGCGGGTACGGCATTAATTTCGTAAACGCCATTGATTGCCATGCCAGAAATATCTGGGGTAAAGGATGGACGCAACTTATTGGAATGGGCTCTGACACTCCGCCAGAAACACCATCAAACCATAATTGCAGCGCGAAAAACTTGTATGTTCTAGAGCCTGATATGGTCAGGACATATTACTCAATTGGGTTCATGGCTAACTCAAGTAATTGTACTATTCAGAATGCAAAACAACTTAAGGCCATGACTTCTGGAAGTAAGAACGGCAGTGGTGTTGCGTTGAACTTTTGCGAGGATTGCATTATTTCAGACATAGATATTCCTGACCTTGGAAGAACTCAAACATCAGAGGGTGTGCTTATAAACAATTCGTCTGGTTGTTTAATTCAAAACATCAGCATTGGAAATGCAAAGAAAGCGGTGTCAACATTCTTTAAATCTAAAGACACTCAAAAGGAATTTAAACCTAATATGATTAAGAATGTATTAGGTTCAAATTGCGACATTGTATTGTCTGTATACTCCAAATTTAACATCATAAGAAATATCAAGGGTGAGAATTCTGGAAGGGTTATAGCCTTGATGAATACTAATGCAGCGCGAAATGTTATAAGTGCTCCTGAGGCGGATATCTCCACCCCAGGAAAAGCACCGATTACTACACTAATGAAACTGAATAAAATAGAATAGGCTATTCTATGGCGCGATGGCGATCCTCATCATCATCGCGCTGACTGTTTACAGCTACAAAGAAGATTAAAGCAGGGATACTAATCCAGAACGTCGAGATATCAACAAACATCCCTGAGGCTATAAACGCCAGGATAAGAGGTAAGCTTTCTGAATTATTTTTGTACACGCAGTAGCACAGCGCTATAAGCATCCCCATGTATAAAAACAAACCAACAACACCTGTTTCCAGTATTGATGAAATGAACACATTATCAGGCACAATGCCGTACTTGTCCGTAGCCATACGGTAACCAACACCAAATATTGGGTTTTCTCCAAGAATATCAGGAACGGCAGCCCAGGTGGCAAGCCGGCCAGACGTGATATCAATCTGTCCAGAACCGGTAATCCTATCCAACAAGGCGATGATATAATCATTAGTGATGCCGTAAATGATTACCCCCGCACCTATAGCAGCGAAGAACAACATCTTGAATACGCTAAGGCTTCTTGTTCTGATTAAATCAAAGAATACATATACCGCCAGCGCAAAAACCAGAGTTCGTGTAAGTGAAATATAGATGTTAAACACAAGGCCAAGCAGTATCAAAATGTAAAGTATTTTGCTTTTGCTGGTATGGCGAAGACCAATAAGCGATGCTACTCCAAGAATTAATGCAAGACTACCATACGCACTGGAATCATTAGCGACACCACCTGCCCTGTAAATGTAACCCATTCCAGGATAGCTAAACCTTTGCTTCGCAACAAGGATGTCCATTTGCATGAACCAACCCCAGGCTGCCTCGATGGTAACAACAAAGAAAAGGAAAATGAAAAAACGATAGACAGTTTTCCTTTGCTCTTCAGTAAGCTTATTAATAAATGCGAAAACTAAAAGCGCTGGAAAGTACATTTCAAGAAGTCTGACATATCTAAGAAATGATGACTCATGATCTGCCAGTTTATCGTAGGTTAGATAGCTATACGCTATACCTGCAACGATCCATGATGCCCACAGAAAGAACATAAATAAAACAGATAATTTCTTTTTATCTATTGTCTTTCTTGTCATTGCGAAAACAGCAAATGAAATTAAAATAAAAGGAACAGCCGGCTCTAACCCAGATATACTACCACGACCAAAAGGTACTAGCGTTATTATTGCGAGCGCTAATAGATATAGCCTAATAGCAATATCATCATATTTGAATTTACTTCTCACTGTGTGTGACCCTCACAATAACACCACTATAATATTATATTTGTGGCGAAATATTTGCGGTGAGGATATTAGTCGTCTACCCATGAGATATGTGATCTTCCTCACCCAACTTTATACTAGGCTCAGAACTATATCACATAGGAATACTCCGTCAATTTATCCACAACTTTTATCGTTGTAATTTTGAATCAACTACTATTTACCATAGGGCCAGCACAACACTCGGTCGTGCTGGCTAAGGTTGGTTATCTGGCTCTTGCCATCCTGACTGGATAGGTGAATGTAAACTGGAATGATGTTCCTGCTGTAATTGCTGATGCCGCAAGCGCTTGCCCATCAGAGGTGAAGAGTGTCATGTAGTTACCCCCCTCTAAAACCTGCCCTATCACAGGTTGCTGCTTTGAACCGGCGATATTAAATACAGCTACAGAAATCCCAGCTCGTATCGCTGTCCTGACAGGAAGAGGTAATGCTATTCGAAGTTGCCCTGTTGCTGGAGTAACGACAGAGCCTATAACCATCCATCCGTATGCTGTGCACATATCGTTGGTTACATTATATCCTCCACCAAATGTGCTCCTTGTATAAGACCCCACGCCATTTGAGTCAGTTAACGCCATATTCCATGATCCGTTTGTAGATCCGATTGTTGGTGCGCTTGATGATGTGTAGCCAACAAAATCAAACACCCCGGTGTTTTGGTTTCTGTTGTCGTATGCGTGGCTTCTTGCTGCTGTCCCTTCAAATAAGACATCATCAGCATCGGAGTTGTTATTGATTACTACGCAGTTTTCTACTACCAGCCCACTCCTTCCTCGCATGATGGCAGCATATTGCTGGTTATCTGATACAAGATAGCAGTTGCTTATTTTTATGTTATCAGCAGTATTTCCACTAGTGATGAGCTGTCCAGGTACGTCCCATCCCATAGTTCCAGGAACGTCTCTACCAACCACAATTGCTGCTGGGGTTAGAGTTGTACCAGATGTCCCCTTTCCGGAGTTAAATGCATAGACGCTTTGAATGGTAACTGAATGTGCGTAATTGCTCGAACCGTTGGTGCTGCTTGTAACAAGAATTGAGCCGCCGCTACCATTTTCTGAGTGTTCAACATTACAGCCAATAACGGAAGCTCCTGCAGGATTACACAACATGAGATTACAAACACTTCCGTGATCTATTGTTGCTCCTGAACCAACGAAAATTCCAGTATGGTCGCTTGTTCTGCCAATGCGAACGGGGCACCGCCCGCCAGTGTAGTATCCGCTAACGATGCCAATTCCCCACCCCCTAGATGATCCCAGGAAGAGAGCGTACCTGGATCTGTTTCCTGAGGATGGTTTTCGCGCATTCATATAGTTGGCACAGACGAGAACGTTAAAACACACACGCACTTCTATGAGGGCTTTTTCTGATTCTGCAGTTCCAACATCGATAACGCTCAGACCCTGGAATGCGTATGTAAGAGTAGATGTGCTGCCTAGTTCTCCCATAACTATATTTCCACCATTCAGGCGAATAGTGCCGTTAGTTATGTTCACTCCCTTTCTGCAGATATGCTCTTGCGTAAGGGTGTAGGTTTTCCCGCGCAGGTCTATCTTTCCTGGGATTACGCCAAACCCTGACGCCCATGAAGAATAGGAATCAATGTTAGAAAACATGGCGGTAAAAAGTTCATCATCAGTCATGCCTCCTGTATTAAATGTTTCAGGAGTTATTGCTTCTGAAGTGTCTAACTCCTTTGAAATTGTGGTTGGCTGAGCGCCAGGGAAGTCCTTTTTAAAACCAACCATCTCCCCGCCAAACCCGCTATCACTAGACGCAAGATCGCTTCTTAGCTTAATTATCTCTTGCATAGCAATTGCTGGGTCAACCTGTGATATATCAGGCCAATAATATTGCTGGGTACCATAAGCATCGTATACGGCCATGCTGAAGTTCTGCTTGGTTATGAACTTCATAATCTGCCCGTTATAAACTGGAAATCCTCCCGCATTAATGATGATGGGCTGTGAGACCTGAACCTCGGTTCCATCTTCATTAACGACATATACCGGGATTTGGTTGGCAGGATTTACCGGATCAGTGTCAGGGTTTCCTATGTAAATTTTCCCGTTAGCCACTGATTTAAATGCTCGTGGCGTAGAAAAAGGGCTAGACGGCATAGAGACCAGGTAATTGGTATCTGTCATTTGATGTGCTCCGGGCGCAAGTAATCCCCACAGCAGAGCTGCGGTAAGTTATAGTTACATACCAAAATGGTACGATTGTTGATTTATCCAGTAGGTTTTACGATGCCATTCCACCCACTGGTGAGGGCATCAAGGATGTACAGCAAATACGATGAGGCGCAATTCCACTTGAGGCTTACGCACGAACTACACGCGAAGATTAAGCAACGCGCGAAGATGAATAACCGGTCTATCAATGCTGAAATAGTGGCTACGCTTGAGGAGTCACTTGGTAGGCCTTCCCCAGCTTCTGGATTTATGGATGAGGCAGAAAGAGAGGCTGACGTTATATCTCAAGAGATTAAAAATCTGCTGTTTGAGCGGCTTAGTGAACATTACAGAAAAAAATAGCCCGGACGCCCGGGCTGAGTTTACTTGCAGGAAATAAGCATGTTTCTGTAAATTGTCGAGCTGCCAAATGCCATTTGCGGGTTTGCAGTGAATGCAGCACCCTGCTCGCCGTTGACACTTACAACGTTATATCCACGCGAACCGCATAACTCACCTGCCTTAACTTGGCAATTCCCCCAATCCTGAGTGATTCCAGAACAGGTTAGTTGGTAAGCCTCCTTTCCGTCAGGACCAAACGTCTTATCTGCTGTGGTGCATCCGGAAAGAGCCAAAAGGCTTCCACCTAATAAAATATATTTAACCATTACCCTTCACCCTCATATGAAAGGTGAATGATAATATAACTACAGGCGGTTTAATGCCATCCACAGAGAGGGGATAGAAGTGATTACTATGGTCTATATCGGTTTCATTATCATGATGGTTGCGGTAATCATCATGACTAATACGATCGCATCAAAAAGCGAAAACGCAAAGAAGAAATGCGAGGAGTTGTATGACGATATATCCGACCTTAAGGATGAAGTTTTCTATCTGAAGATGGAAATCGAAAAGCTTAAGGTCGGAGTGGATAAGTAACTAATCAGATGTTACTTGCTGAGACACTAATGGGCGAACAGCATTTGCTGCCTCAGTTAGCGCTTTTTCGTACGCAGGAGTGCCTGCTTTTGTGGCTGAAAGCCTCAATAACGCATTTCTGACAGGTCTACTTTCGTATACCCTCATCATTAGGCCGTAACCAGCCTCTGCAGCTAATGATTGTCCAAGAGTAGCGGCTCCAGCTCCAATCCTCATCGGATTGGCTAGCGCTTGTCCTGTTTGGGTGACTACATTGGCAGAATCAGATCGTGACGTTGCACCTAAAACATCATGCAAAGCATCCAACTCCTTCATATGCTTCCCGCTGAATATCGTGCTGTATATCTCGCCTCCAGATTGAGACTTGAGTTTGTTGATTTCGCTTATGAATTTTGCGGGAGAATCACCAACCCTCTCAGATATTTTGCTGATATAGGCTGCACGCATTGCATCCTTACCTTTCGAATCGAGTGCTCCCCAAATCCTTTGGATATCGGAGGGTTTTCGGCTATACACCACAGAGTTTATCAGCTCAGGAGTTGCCTCGTTGCTAGCACGGTTTAGGGTATTTGCAATTCTCTTGTTGAGAACCTTATTAAACACATTGGCATAATCAGAATTAGCCTTAAGGTATGCTGAAGCATCTTGCGCGCCAAGTGATTTACCAACTGCATTACGCAAATCACGACTCATCGCATTTTCTACCATATTGGTAGTGGCCTTTGCCTGGTTTGGAAATACCATGGCATCTCCCTGTACGTTTGAGCGAAAGGCTGTTCGATGTTGTCTGAGAAGGTCAAAGTCAATATTTCCAGACTCAACTTCTCCTTTAAGATTTCTTAATGAGTTAAGAAGACCTTGGTTTGCTGAAGTCCCAAGCCTTTCTTGGCGGGCAATTGCAGTATCAAGAGCAGATATTGTGTTGGTTGTATCTACAGGTCTTGTTCCCATTCTCTTTGTGACGTTTTCAATAACACTCCCGGCCGCATCCTTTCTCCCTCTCAGGGTAGACGTTAATGAGTTGACAACATCATCTGGGTTATATTCACCGAAGCGATCTAGATAGTTCTTTACCAATTTACTGCGCGTAGAATATTGCTCTGCCCTTTGAGCGCCTGTTCCCAGTAAAGCTCCTTCACCTCCCTGAACTAGCCCCTTGCCAAGAGCCCCCATCTCACCAACTGGCTTGGCTATATCAGATGTCATAGGAGTTACACCCATGCTCTCGGCTGTATCAATTAACTTCTGAGCTTCTGGTGAAACTTGTCCTCTAACTGCTGTAACGCCGCGACCAATTGCCTTTGCAGCACCGGTAAGTAAACCATGTGCGCCTAGGTTTACTGCAGCGTTCTTGGCAACATTACCTGCAAAGTCACCATCCTGATTCGCCGCCTCGGCGATTGATCCAATCGCCATATTTCCAGCGACCCCAGCCCCTGGAATTAGATATCCACCGATAGACTCGCCAGCCTGAGCATATGGGTCTGTAGGGCGATCTATAGGTCGATACACATCATCCAGTACACGCGGACCACCCAATCCCTGACTGATAGCATTAATCAGGCTCGCCCCACCTTGCAATACATCAAATGGAATGTTAACAAGACCTCTGCCTGCCTGCTCTGCACTCTGGATGAGGGATTGTCCGTGCTGACCTGATTGCTGCTCCTCTTGGCCTGGAGTTGGATAAGCTTTATAAAATGCCTGCTTTGCCTCTTCCGCTTGGTTTCCAGCCTGTGGGGCTACGACTTCATTGAAGTATTGTTCCTGCGCCTGCGCTTTCTGTTCTGGTGCCAATGCCTGATACTGTGGAGAGGCAATAACATCTTTCCATGCCTTAGCCATTAATCACCCCATAGAGATTGATAACCAGAAGATTTAGGCTTACTTGGTTGCTGAGATGCTGGTTGCTGTCTTGCGCCATTACCTACATTCACCTGATACTGCTGGTTGTAGTTGTCGGTATATTGCTGGATGTCGCGCATTGATTGCTGCATTGCTTCAGGGCTTGAGTAATCAACCTGTGGCATGCCCTGAAAATACATCTTTGCTTCTGCAACGGTGTTGATTCCAGATGCGCCCATATCACGCGCTGCTGCAATACCCTGATTCTGCATTTTTCCCTGGACGCGCTGAGCGGCATTGTAGAGCTTTCTTTGGTCGCCACCAGATGCCCGACTGCGAATGTCAGCACCAAGCGCAGGTGAACCTGAAGAACCTGTCACACCTGTCATAAACCCAAGGTCGTCAGCAGATGCGCTAGAAATTGCATCAAGATCTTTCTTCATTGCATAATTTTGTGCGCTGGCTGCAGATGTTGCTGGGGCAGCAATTGAATTAGCTGGCACCCTCACAGTATTACCATCGTTATCAATGCCTTCATAGAAGGCGTTAGCACCCGCTCCGTGAAGCTTCCCAATAATGCTAACGGTACGCCCATCAGAGAGTTGAACCGTTCTCCCGTCTGAGCCATCAGCGGCACCTTTTGCTGATGCTCTTCGGTCAGCCATATCCTGACCGCGCCTAGCAGTTGCAGCTGAAATATCCTGACCACGCATTGTAATGTCTTGACCGCGCCTGGTATTTGCTTCGCCAGCCTGATTGCTGCGAATGGTTTCATTTAACTTGTCGCGATCAAGGGCTTGCCCAACAATCTTGTCTTGAACGTTGAAATAATCTACTGGCCCTAATGCTGCCATACCAAGGTGATCCACAAATTCACCGAACTGTTGAGGGTTTTGCTGGTATGTTTGAGCCACTTCAGATGGATCTAGGCCTACCCTCTTTAATTCATCGGAATTATTCTGCAGCCACGCCCCCATTGCTTCTGGAGAGGTGGCAGCTAGACGAGCTGCTGCAGCAAGATTTCCTACCGTCGAGCGCTGGTCTTCATCTACAAACTTCATGCCATTTCGAACAGCATCAATCTGGTCTGGAAACTGTGCAGCAAGTTGGCGCATGGCATTTCTGTCACCTGATGCGTACGCGTTGCCATATGCTTGCTGAAATGCCGCTTTGCGCTGCTCATTTTCCTGCTGCTTATAGATGTCCATAACGGAGTTTATGCCCTGCAATGCCTGCAGGCCAATGTTGTTGCGTCCTGAGCGCATGTCTTCATTATTTTGACGAATAAGCGCGAGAGCAGTGTTCGCATCACTTGCCTGTGGTGCATTCTGATTGTTCTGACCGATGCCAGCGAGAAACCCGCCTGAACTAATACCTTGTTGCCAGGTAGCCATGATTTCTCCTTAGAAAAGTGAGCCAAGAGCACCGATACCAGCACCAATAGCCGTTCCCCAACCAGGCATGATTGCAGTACCAGCAGCAGCTCCTGCTGCAGCGCCACCAAGTGCGGATTGCAGACCAGATGGGCGGTTAGCGTTAGCCGCTGCTGCATTGGCCTGTTGCTGAAAGAGTTGACTAGCGTTATTGGCATAGTTCTGCCCGGCATTAGCCTGACCAGTTAAAGCACCCAGGCCGATATTTGCCAGGTTCTGGTAGTTATTCATCTGACCTGATAACCAGTTCTGTCCGAGCGTTGGAGCAATGGCTGCTAACTGGTTACCAGTCGCGGTAGAGCCGAGACCACCAGTTGCCTCAGCAGACATCAGAGATTGATATCGAGCCTGTCCTGCAAGGTCTTTGTACTGCTGCGAGTTGTAGTAATCGTTGAGCGCCTGACCTTGTCCCTGCAGCGTAGATAAGCCCTGAAGCTGTGAAACGTATTGCTGAGCAAGTGGCGTAAACGGTGCAAGGTTCTGCATGTTCGTCTGCCACATCTCACGCTGCAGGTCGATTCCCTTTTGTGTAGCCTTAGCTTGTGCCTTTGCTCCCCCATCTCCCCCACCTCCGCCACAATAAACTGCGCGGTTTAAATGCTTGTTCGCAATATGGAAAATTAACATTTCATTAGCTCCTCATATTGTGAGCGAGTGAGTTGATAAAGCGTAACTCCGGATGGCTTTCCATTCTTCAAGTAGGCATCATCCATATGGCCAATACGCGTAGCGCCGAGCAGGCGAATTAGTGATCGACCATATTTGGTTGAGTCGGGGACGGTTGTAATACTGTTTGTGAAAGGGGAGTTTTCTAGAAGCCATTTGCAGAATAATCGGTGACCTTGCAAAGCATACTCACCCCTGAAGCCTGGAGTATAAATGGCATGGCATTCCACTACGGTGTACCAGAAGTTTCGCACCTCATGGACGCCGACCAGTAGGACACCTTCATAGATGCCGAGATATACCGCATCTGGCTTGATGTGGTATTTATCGCCGCTATCCACGATATTTCCTGTGTTCTCTGGATTATTGAGGAATTCTGCAAGCTTCACCGGGTTATTGATGAGCTTTATTTCCATTACTGTTCCGCAATGATTTTGATGGTTGTGGCCGTGAATGCAGCGCCGTTAGACTGAATTGTCATGGTGCTGCCGTTAGTGGCAAGGAATCCGCCGACATCAACGCTAAAGAATGTCGCCAGCAATACGTTATCTGTGGTTGTGGCTACGTTTCTGCTGTTAACCAACGTGTCAGGTACTGCCCCGGAGAACGTTAACTGAATAGATCGGTTTGTCGTTCCGCCAGGCCATGACCCAATCAATGACAACTTGAAATTGACAGTCTTGTTTTCGTTGTAAACAACAAGCTTATCTGTCGTTGTGTTGAAGAATGGCGCTAGCGTCCCACTGGTAGGAGTAAGCGCTTTAAGCAAAGTGACAAGGTTTGCGCCAGTAGTTGGAATGACAAGAGAAATGCCGCTGTAAACCACCTCAGATTTCTTGCGCGTTGTGGCGTACTCAAGCGCGGTGATTCTTGTGGTGTGATTGGCTACAGTGGTTTGTAGCGTCGTGATGCTTCCTTCTGCTGCGGTTAGCCTCGTGTCGAGTCCGTCTATGTCAGTTGTGTTCTGAGTTATTCTCGCTTCGTGGTCAGCTAACTCAGTTTCGTTAGCGGCAATCCTTGTCTCATGGTCGACCAATTCCGCTTCAGCAGCAGTGATTCTTGTTTCATGGTCCGCAAGAGTAGCTTCCGCTGCTGTGATGCGCTGCTCATGGTTAATAAGCGTTGCTTCAGCGGCTTCAATCCTTGATTCATGGTCGGCGAGGATGACATCCTGCTCATCGTTCTTAACCTGAGCATCGTAAGCCCCCTTCCCTGCCTCGTTAGCCTTACCGGCGACATTACCCAAGTCAGTACCTTGCGCAATTACATAGAGCAGATAGGACTGAGTGAATACGTTTCTTGGAAGGATAGAAGCATCAAGACGGGTAGCCTGAATGATGACCGGTTCTTTTAATCCATCATCAGCCATTATTCTAACCTCACCTGACATCCGGATAGTGTTACTGGTGACTTAGTGATGATGCGCAGTTTGAATCCGATATTTTTCCTGATGCGACCAACTCGCTTCCAGATGACGCGTTTATCGTAAATAAACGGCGCATTCTGCTCTATCATCTGCTCTCGCCCATAATTGATGCCGTCAGTTGTTGCAGACAGGAATAGTCGGTCAGCGTACTGAGCAACCCCGGTCGATGACTCAACCTCAAGGTCGAAGACCCTTGCGTTATCTGCCTTGAATAGCGGGGTAAATAACAAGTGCTCCTGCTGCTTATCGTACTGGCTGCTGATATCAAACTGCATCTGACCGGTTACCGATTCCAGTTTGTCGCCGCACGTAATCTGGTTACCTTCATACATGAAGTCGACGGCTCGATATACGTCATCGTATAAACCAGTTTTTAGAACGCACCACTGCGGCCCATTCTGACTTGCTGATGCGTCGTAAACCAGAACGTGGCGTGGAAGATGAATCATCAGAAGTTCATGAGCATCAAACCTCAGCGTCTCCATTACTCCAGCCGCAAGCTCATCGGCTGTGTAAGAGCGGATAATCTTCTCAATACTGGCCGTGGCTATTGGAGATGCTTGCCCTGAACCGATGATGTACACCGATGGAGCACCTGATGCCGGATGACTGATGAATGCATAGGAATCTGCAAAAGGAGTCTTGCAGTAGGTGCCGGCAATACCCTTCTGCACCATAAGCGATGGTTGGGCGACATAGATAGCAGCGCCGACCGTAGTTGTTCCGGTTAGGGAGAAGTACTCAATCGTTGACGAACCAAAGCAAACAATAAAGTCTCGCCATGAACCAATGCCAATGATTCCATCAGGCTGTGACTCTGCACGATATTCAGCGCTGTACCGGTCAGGATGGGATTCATCCTCAAGGTCAGATATAAACCATGAATCAGAGCCATCTTTCGACCATGCGTAGCGACCCCGCAAGCGGGTGATGTCTCTGGCCGAACCTAATTCATATTGTGTGAAACCTGAATCAGTAGGCCAGTTGTCTATCGTCTTGATGTTTCCATCATATCGATACTCGGTGACAATGCCATTTACTGATACAGCCTGTGATGTGCGGCCAAACGCCATTGATACACGACCACTACCAGCAACATCGCCAACTTCACTCTGCGACTTATAGAGCTTACCGCCTAAAACACGATATACGGCATTCTGAGCGGTGTTGTAGATGACACCACGTGATACACCGTTTACATCATTTCTATTTGCTATGCCCGGGAATGAGCGCAAATAACCATTGCTGTTTAGCACCTCCTTGGGCGTAGCAAGCATGTTTACCGGGAGATAGTCGATATAGTCGGCGTTCTTGAAGTCTTTGCCGACTCCTTTCATCAATGGAAGTTGCTGAATCGGCATTTACTCACCTATGGATTTGGCACATCGCCATCAATTGGCGGTAAGTCGCCAGGGTAATAGCGATCTGCTGTGTATACGTCGTACTTATTACCCTGACCAACTGGAAAGTCACCGCGGCGACGCATTGATGGAACAACCAGCGTATCGGTGAGCAGCGCGTCATATGAGCGTTGTGCGTTTGTCAGCGCACCGGAAGAAGGTTCAAGGTTGTAATCTGAAAGGATGCGCAACATCAGCTGATAACCGACAGCCTGCATGTATTTCCGAGGCAATCCTGAATCATCATCGGGTAAAGGTTCTTCGCCATCTGCCGCGAACAGGTAGCCGATATCGCCAGGATTAATCTGCCACTCGTACATCATATTTTCGAGGTCTTGAATGGCGTCCTCAACTGACTGTGGCTCAACATCGGTAAGTGACGCATTTGATGCAATTGCTGGCTTTCTAAGGGCGAAAAGTACGATGTCACCCTTTGTCAGAGTCGTTGCCATTATCTGCCGCCTTACGTCCGCGCTTGGTTGCTGGCTTCAGGTCGTCTACTGATGCAACGAAGCCTAGCTTTTCGTAAATCGGGAAGTCTTTTTCTGCGATAACCGCCTGTACGTGACCAGCCTCGTTATCTGCGGTAAGGAAAACACTCATGCGATCCATGTCATCTCCTAAGAAAGTAAGGGGCCGAAGCCCCTTGTGATTACGGATTGCCGAAGAACTGTCCACCCATGTGAGGGTTGAAGCAGACATATGCCGGCAGCAAGTCGAAACGCATTTTCTGAACGTTGGCGTCGCCGTCCGAGTATTTGTGAACACGGATGGAGAAACCTTCGTAAGTAGCAACTGCTGAGTCGATGCTGTTCAGTTTAGGCAGTGGGATGGTGCCCAGGCCGCAGAAGAACTTGTTATAGAACAGATTCGGCTTCATTGTCTGACCTGCAGTACCAATGACGGTTACGGCGTCGCCTGCTGCAACCTGGCGGCTAACAGCGTTGTATTGTGGGTTGGTGGTGTCGTAAATCGGCACGCCAGACAGCGTTACAGTAACTGCTCCACCTGCGGTGGAGTTGGCGTCAGACAGAACCGTTGCAGTGAAGCTAATCGGTGCGGAACCGTTATACAGAACCTGCTTAGACTGCTGCTGCAGCCAGTAGGTGTTGGTGAACTTAATCTGATCGCCTGCTTTCAGGAAGCCGGTAACAGAAGCAGTTGCGCCAGTCAGCGTTACAGTGAACTGGTAGGTATCTTTCACTGCGTTATAGGTTACGGTAGGTGCAGTCTGAACAGTCAGAGTGCCACCGAACGCTCCTTGAGTGCGAGATGCCAGACCGTTAGACATCAGTGCGCGAATGCCGCCGAAGTTAGAAGAGATCTGCGCCTGTTCCCATGCGGTTTGAATAAGCTTGTCAGAGCCATGCAGACCAGACTGAGCATCAGCCAGGCGCTGTGCTGACCATGGATCCATTACAGCATAGTTCTCGCCCTCTTCAACGCCCAAATCCTTCAGGAAAGATGCAGTCTGTGCGACATCTGACCATTTGTTGATTGGCGTGTTCGGGCTGCCCAGAGAAAGCGCGCCGTTGTTCATCATGAACTTGGCGAGTTCAGTTTCCAGGTCGGTAACGATGCGCTGACGAACAGGGGCGAGGATTTCGTCCAGTTGGTTTAGCTTGATCGCCTCTTCCAGTTGTCCGTACTCAACGGCAACAGTGATGTAGTTACCTACACGCCCGGTTGCTTTGCCGGAAATCAGGTTATTCTTTGCCTGTCCAGAGATATCACCGGTTGCGGTACGCAGTGATGCAAACTGGTGCGGACGCTTGAAGCTTACACTATCACCGGTGCTGGAGTTGATTTCACCTGCCAGCAGCTGGCGGTCTACGGTTTTAGCGAGAACCAGGTCGGACATGAAGCCTGGCAGAAATTTTTTCAGAACGATTTGACTGACGTTGCTGTCGAGATTGTTAGTAGCCATTTAGCAGTTTCCTTTATTCGATTTTTGCGCCGGGGCAGAGTTTGTTGAAGTCGTCTTGTTTCGCATCAGCGCCGCCACCGCGAACTTCCGGCTCTGGTTTGATGGCTTTCTTAGGTTTCGGTGCAAGGCTAACTTGCTTACTAATCTGACCTAAGAGAAATGCTGCGCGAATTGGGTCTGTCTCAGCGGCTACACGCTGGCGTAGTTGTGGGTTTTTACCGAGCGCATAGGCAATCAGTTCTGAACCCTCGTCTGCTGCATGAATAATGATTTCCTGCTGAATAGGCTTAAGCTCGCTAAGAACGATGCTTTCCATCTCCTGGTAATCTTTCACCGGGAGCTTTGCTGCTCGTTGCTTATGAGCTTCGACTCTCTGCTGGAAGCGTTGCTGATATTCCTGCTGCTGACGTTGCTGCTGTTGCTTCTGCTGCTCGGCACGGCTCTTTTTCTCATGCCAGTCAGTCACTGCCTGTTCAAACGCTGCCTCGTCGTAGTCGCACGACTCAAGAGTCGGCTTTGGAGGCAATGCGTCTGATTGCGGTTGCTGCACCTCTGCCGGCTTGGATTGAATCTCCTCAAGCTGGCGGCGCAGTTCCCGTAACTCTTTATCTTTCTCGCGATTGTTCTTGCGTAAATCTTTCACCCACTGAGGAGCGGGTTGGCCATCAACGTGATCGTCATCCTCTTCAGTAAGCGGGATTTCTTCATCACCGATACGCAGGGAGTATTCATCCGGCTGCTCTTCGGCCTGTTCACTTTCGGCAGTAACCTCTTGCTCAGTATCGGCCTGGTCTTTCTTCTCAGGCTGCTCTTGTTGCTCAGTGGTCACTTCTTCGGCTGATTCCTGTTTTTCAGAAAGGTCAATAACCTGACCGTCGATGATCAGTTCGCTTTCCATTGATTACTCCTGATTAACTCGACAGTGAGCCTGTCGGTGGCTGTGGTGATGTGATTTGTTGCTGCTGGGATTCGGCGACATCTTTGAGAAGCCTGATGACTTCCATTACTGCTTTGTCGTCTATGTTTCTGGCCTGTGCCAGTTTGTAAATGGTATTTGCCTGACTCTCCATTGCATCCTGCTGTGCAGTGAATGCTTTGATTTGAGTCTGCGCTGTCTCGTTGTTGGCTTTCTGTACTTCGGCCTGAGCTGCAACCATTTGAGCTTGCGCCAGAACCATATTCGCATCTGGCTGGCTTTGCGCTGCTGCTTGAGCTTGCTGAACAAGTTCCTGCTCTTTGGCATTGCGTGGTTTGACGATTCCTGCGGTAAGCAACTTGTTACGGTTGTATTCCTTGTAATCGTCAAGACCCTCGCCATCCATGTTTTCCATAATCAGGCCGCGAATGATGCCGGCATCTGGGTCTTGAGGTGCCATGGTGCTCAGCACGCTTGTTAGCGCTGCAACTGTTGCATCACGCCGTGCTGTATAGCTTGGCCCGACATCAACGGTGACATCGTAACGACCGATTGAAAGGTCATTCAGTGCGACGACTTGTCCAGTCTGTCGGTCAACAACCTGAGCATTCATCAGCGCAATGTCATCTGTTCCGTCTTCGTTGACAATACGCACCTCGCGATCTGAACCATAAACCTCACGGGCCATGGATAACCAGACCTCACCTGCGCGCTTCAGGCTCTTAGCCATATTGTCCAGGTAGATGAACGAGGCCATATCTGCGCGGTTCATCAGGTTGTTAACCGTTTCCTGCGCGATATTGCTAGGCATCTGCTGCATTGCCTGGCTGCCACCGGTTACTTCCTGAATGTCTGCACTGGTCTGCTGCAGTAACGCCGCCAAAGCCTGATTCATGACTGCCGGCTGCGTATACCCTGCTGGGGTAGCGCCTGCAATGATGTTCCCGGCTTTATCCTTCACTTCACGCAATGGCAGGAACGCTGGACGTTTCTTATTGCGAGCCTCCCAGTGTTTCTCAAGGCCTCGTATTTGCTCCATACCGACGATAGGGATTTGCCCAGGGTCTTGCGCCGCCGTGTCGGCAAGCATTGAAACCTGCAGGTTATACAAGCGCTGCGGGTCCATAGCTTTTGCAATGTGACCTTCTACGCGCTCAATATCGTCGATGAACCAGCGCTTGCCATATACCGGGATAAGTGGGATGTGTTCGCCAGGAATGCGTCGAGGCTTCTCAAGGAAGTTCTGACCATCCACTACTGATACATAAACACGGCGGCGTTTAACGGAACGACGAGCAACTTCCTGGAATCCAGCAAGTGCCAACTCGTCTTCGATATCTTCAATCTGGTCGCTGTCGTAGGTAGCAATCTCGCCAGTGATTGGCTGGCGATAGCTGATTACATCTACAGACTCTTTGCGCACCTCGTAATACTTGGCGATGTAAACTACTTCAGGCTCAAACCAGTCGTATTCCCAACTGGTTATCGTTGTTACATCGAGCGATGCTGGAGGAGTCTTGCCATATTCAGCTTCGTACTTCTCAGGCGAAAGTGAGTACATGCAGAACGCCCACAGAGCATCTGACTTGTCGTACTTCTTCGCATCAGGATCAAACCATACGGAGCGTGAAGGGTCGTATACCGGTTCAATGGCAATGCGCTGGCGCTCATCCATCGGGTCGTATTCGTTAACCAGCATTGAAGTTAAGCGGAAGCAGCCAAATCCACCTGTTGCGGCGTCGTCAAATGCGTTATCGCAAGCCTCACCACCATCAGTCTCTTCGTAGTCAGCGCGAAACAGGCCATTCAGCTTGTTCGCTAACTCTTCGCTGGCCTCTTTGTCGCCAGGGCGAAACTTAACGGTGATGCGGTTGTTGCGGTACTCAGCAATGATGCGGTTAAGCTCGGTTGCAACTTTGTTAATTTCAAACTTAGGGTACTTCTCGAACTGGTCATCAAGCTTGGTTCCAGATGCTGTTGCTCCTTCCCATTGACCGCCAGGGACACGAGCGAATCGCGTAGCCTCAATGCACTTTTCGCGCACGTCTTGCTGCGGCGTATAGGCGCGGTCAAACCTGAGCATGATGCGCTCATGTTTTTTCTCTAATGTCTCTGCCATTTTTACCAACCGGAGGATGAGGGAACGATGATATCCGTTTCTTCTGGAGCTAATGCCGGGCAGTGCATGCACATCATTAGTGCATCTGCCAGGTTAGGGGATGGAATACCAAGCTTCTGCTTCATTTCGACCTTAGTCATGAGCTCAAGCTTGCCATTACCGTTAAATTTGCGCTGTATCTGCGTGAGTTCTGCAAATAGCTTCTCAAGCATCCTCTCGCCGATAGCTTCCTTGTCGAAGCTCAGCATTTCGTCAGGGTCTGCGTATTCGCCATGAACTACTGCTCGGTATGTCAGATACAGCCTGTCAGCCAGCGTGTAATAGAACTGCGCTCGCTTATTTCGGAATACATCGCCGATAGTGCGGATGTTGTCACCCTGTACCACCTCATCAGCCCATGCTCCAGCCTGATAGGGCGCATCTTCATCGAATGGCGATTCGCTACCCTTGAACATCGTAACGGTGACTTTCTTTCCGCTGAATGAATCTGTTATCTGCCGGCGTAGACCAGCGCCTAATCCGTCACCGTCAAACAGGAAGTGATCTGCATTATCACCAATTGCCAAATCTGTAGCCCAGTCAGCACCTTCATTGACATCCATCAAGGTGCCTTCAGCTATCCGCTTAACCAATGAACCGTGACGCATTGCGTAGCCTTTGGCATCCGGACCGGTATCTGACGGGTCGTGAGAAGCAACCACTGCCCCTCTCGCTTTCCACCCAAGGCGCTTATGCGCATCTGTAGCCGCTTCAAGCCATTCGCGTTTGATGATTGCCATATCACTTGCGCTTACCGGCTCACCTAGCCAGATGTGACGATAGAGAGTTGGATTGCGCCGCTTGCACTCCTCCATCTCCAACCGGAGAACTTCAGGAAAGTGCGGATTATCGGTGTAGTTAACCGTCAGCAGACAGATATCATCCGGATGGTCAACAACGAAGCGCTGGTAGGTATCGTCGAGAATGTTTTTCGGGTTGAAACTGACCCAGATTTCAGAGTTAGGCTTTCGGATGGTTGGAATCAGGATATCCCACGACTCCTTAGTTACAGCCTCAGCCTCTTCAACCCAGCAGATGTCTATTCCTTCCAGGGATTTAATCTTAGTTGGGTTATTTTTGATGCCGTAGAACATGAATTCAGCACCGGTGCCGAGATGCCGAATCATTGAGCGCTGTATTTCGAACTCAGACGCATACCCTTCGCGCTCTATCGTGTCCTCAAGCAATCTGATTACCGAGTCGCTAATGCTGTTCTGCAACTCGCGAGCGCAAAGGATGCGTACAGGTTGACGGCGAGATGCCTCGATAAGCAAGCGAGCTATTGCCCATGACTTACCACTACCTCGACCGCCCTTAGCGACTTTGTAGCGATGCGCCTCGATGAACGGTTGGAAGATAGGGTTAATCGTTGTCATTTTCCGAATAGCGTACTCATTGGTGATGTTTCAATCTGGATGGCGCCACCGTCTTTGCCGGTAACCTCATGGTCTTGTTTATCACGCCACTTATCCTTCTGACGGTTCTTAAGCCAGAAAATAGCTGCTGCTGTATCCGGCGGGTAATACTTATCGAGCGGCGTCTCGACGATTTTGTTTTCGATTACACGGATATCAACATCCGGGGCAACAAAACCCATTGCTCTCTGGTAAAGGCGATCTGTGACATTTCCGTCGGCAATTGCCTTTCCCTTTTTTATGGACTCTAAAAACTCAGAATGTTCTAGTTTCCAGTTGTTGATTGTCGCCTCACTAACCTCGAAGAAGTCAGCAAGCTCAGCATCGGTATAGCCCAACAAGCACAACTTGCGAGCCTGTTCGGCATACGCCTCTTGATACTTAGTTGGGCGAGCCATAATTAAGCCTTAGTGAATGCCTGTGCGTATTCAACCAAACGCCCAGGTGTTAGCTGGATAACGCTCATATCACCCAGCGGCAGAAAGCCGGCGGTAATCTTTGTGTTGCACTTGATAGTGAAGTCAGCGCGGTCTGTACTTACCACGATGTCGTAGTCAGTTGCCGCTGTACCGCCAGCTGCTACCACCTGGAAATATTCTGTTTTGGTAGATGTCGCTTTAACGCCTACCAACCCGCCATTAGGAAAGCGAGAAGCAGCGATATGCGCCTTAACCACTGGAACAAGACCAGCAACAGAACCAGCCGTTGCTGTTTGCATTTCGGTAATAGCCATTACTTAGCTCCTTTCTTTTTCTTCTTGCCGGCCTTGCTCATAGCAATGGCGATAGCCTGGTCTTTTGGTTTTCCGGCTTTAATTTCGGTTGCGATGTTCTCACCGATAACCTTTTTGCTTCGACCTTTTTTAAGTGGCATATCAGACTCCTGAGTTAAACAAGTCGAGAGCTTCTTTTGCCTTACGAACGGCTTCGATAGTGCGCGATGTGAAGTCTGGATTTGCGCCGCCGCTGTTGTAGTGAATCTTGAACAACTCAAGCTTCAACTGGTCTGTGCCGATAAAGGCGAAAGCTTCTTCTGCGGCCGCATTCTGGTTGGCAACCAATTTGTAAATCTCAAGCTTGAACGTTTGTTCTTCGGTCATAGAAGTAATCTCTGCCATTTTGTGGCTCCAGATGGTTAGAGGTAATTAGACGAGATAACCAGGAATCCTATAGACACGACAGCAACAATCACCGCAGCGATGATGTGCAGGGCGTGATAGATAAACTCGATTAACTTGTCTTTGAATGTTGGCTTGTAGACTGGATGGTTGAGAACGTCTTCACGTATGAGAGACATTCCATAGAGCAGAGTTATTTCTCGCTCTCGTTTGTTTTTCCGCATAGCGCATCCCACTTATCGTTGTGGGTATTGATAGCCTTCACCGTTCTGGCATCCATCAAATCAGGGTCTTTTCCATGCGTGATGATGGGGCCAAAAGCAGTGCAGGAATTGTCGATGTAGACATACTTAATCGTCGGCGTGGTATTTCGATTTACGCATGCGGTCACGAGAAGCGTCATCAGAAAGAGACTGGTTAGTTTGCTCGACATTTTTCACAACCTTGATTGTCTGTTCCTGATGCTCGGTTACTGCCTTGGCTTGCTCTGCTGCATCGTTTGCTTTGGATACATCAGCCTTTGCCTTCTCTTCGGTTGAGCCTTTGCTCTTTCCTGATAGCCACGCAAGCAAAATGGCAGAGATGATTCCGATAAAACCAGCGAGATATTTCCAGCCAGTGGCAATTAGAGTATTCATTTCCCATCACCGCTTTTATCTGGAGGAGCCTTTTGCAGCGTCATCCGGGAAAGCACACCAACAACCATCAGGACAATCGCTCCGATTCGCATCCATGATGACGGGATTTCAGCTTTCCACTCTGGAGGAAGTTCAAACCAGATTGTCGGCAGAGCACCGAGAGCGACAATCACCTTTGTTGAGTTCCATCGCCACCAGTGACGCCAGTCTTCTACGAGTCGAAGCTTCATTTCAGCAACCCCGCATAAGCTGTCATCTCACCGGTGCGCATTACTTCAGCATGGCGCTTTGCTCTATTGGGAGTTTGCTTTGCCCACAGGCTGGACATCATTCCATTTGCAGCTCCGGAGAAGTTACCAGCAGCCACCATAGAGAGCGTATTCTTGAATCCCGCCAGACCATTTACACCCATCTGATACGCCATGCTTATCAGGATGTCACGGCGAGCCTGATTACATGCTTTTAGCGCAGAAACGATTGATGGATTTGCATTCATCTTACCGATTGTCGTATCGACGAATGACTGAAGCCACACATCGCCAACATCGCGCGGAACGGCGAAAGTGTAATTGCTTAAATGAGCGCCCTTAGGGCCAATCTTGATACCGCAAGCCACCGTTGGATAGCCTTCTGTATCGATGTAAGGTTTTTCACGATAGCCTTCTTCATAGCTAAGCAGGGGGATTATCTGACTCATTACGCCGACCTCCTAACTGCACACGTAAAGCACTTTCCTCTCGGCGGTCTCGTTTGCGCTGGTAATGGAAGTTAATGACAAACGTAATTACCGCTAAGATGAAGCCACCAAGGGCAAGCCATTCATTCAATGACATACTCCCAGCGAGAAAAGTTGCCCCAGACGTGGCATAGGCAGCGGCAGTGGTTACTTTGTCTGCCATGTTTTTCATTCCAACCTCCGGTACCACAGGAGGATTTGTCCAAATTAGGAATTATGGATATGGTCGCTTGAACAAATCCGGGTTACGGTTGATTTGTAACAGGTTTGTTCGTGACCGCATTCAGGAGCAAATCAGGCATGGATTGCGCCAACAATACATGCCGCTCATATCACGAAGCCCAGCCATAGATGCTGGGTTTTTCTTTTTTAAAGCGCGCTATCACCGTAGCCACAGAGTGTCAGCAATGAGTTGGTTAGGTCTGGTTCTTGGTAGAAGTACGCTTTAAAAAATGGGCTGAGGGTTGTAGCCCAAAATACTGAGGGAATGGTAAGGATGAACAACGGTTTTGCTCTGAGTGATTTGGCTGTGGTGGCCGGTGCTGATCTCCGGCATGCTTTGTCTAGGCACTTAATGGTCGGCTCACCATCAAAGCACATCCCGCTCTGTGCGCATCAGCCTGCGCATTCACCACAACGGAAAGAGCACTGACGAGTGTCGTCACAATTACATATCGGTGTTTCGCGCTCGCTACTCCGAAGATACATATTGCCGTCTGCCTAATGCTCTTACCTGTTGTGTTGATTCAATCTGGCTCAGGACTCTCGCGTATGAGCATCAACGTGTCGTGCAGCACGCATCAACTCAAAAGTCCTGACCGGATTGCAGAAATGAAAAAAGCCACCGCAGTAACTTAAGAGTCACTAACGGCAGCTTACCATCTAATTATGGCCAAATGGATAATGCAATGTCAAGCTTTTTAGCTGCAACATGTTTAATCTTCTCAACACGTTTGCGACTTTTAAAAGCATCTTGCATTGGCTGGTACAAAACAAAGAGTGAAGCTTTGAGGATATCGTCGATTTCATTCCTGCATGTTGCTAGCGATGGTCTCCGCCAACCCTCTCCGCTTCTGCCGGCCATTTTGCGTGGCTTTGCGGTGGCGTGATAGTACGATGCAATTGCTCTCTTTGATGAGCCGTGAGAGTAGTAGCTAAGCAGAATACCAAAGGCCTTTGTGTCGATGCGCATAACGGAATCTACGACCTGAGAAATCAACATTCCGTCATCGTCATTGCACATTGGCCTGGTCATTACCCGGGAAGGCTCGACCCTTTCCATAAACTGAGCGATTACACTGCTCATGCGTTTTTCCAGTCGCCCTGAATATACCCACGCCCCCCACAATTCCAGCCATCCGTTAAGCCAGTCATGCTGGTCTTTGGTCAGGTTAAGTTCACGCACACCCATTAGGCAACCTCCGGACCATCTGGCTTATTCAAATCCAAGCGATTAACCAACTCTCGGCGATGATGAAGCAAAATCACCAGTGCGTTTTCAGCGTCTTTAATCTTTGCATCGAGCGATTTAGGTGACTGCTCATCTGCGTGACGCTGCCATTTGACTGCTTGGATATCAGTTACGTTATTCATGCTGCGGTCTCCGTAAGACGCTTGCGTAGTTTTTCGTAATGACGAGCCCGGCGTGTGAATATCGCCTTAACTCTTTTTAAATAATCAATGCTGAATTTCCTGACCTTGTTGTCGTTCTCAATGCGATCGACAATCTCAGGCCCGTACTTCTCAATGAGGTTTATTCGGTAGGGGATGATGTTTCCGGATAGCTGTCTGTTGCAGCGAACACAGCTTGAGTTGTTGTTAAATACATTGAAGCGTAACCATGGTGCCGCACCTCTTGAGCGATAATGGCTTGCATCCACTGCGCCACCACGAACGCCGTAGTTAAGTTGGCATCCGCATGAAATGCACCTGTTACCGTAATCCCTCCAGAATATGAACTTATTAACCGCAGCCTGAGCCTCCCTATTCCACTCTGATTTACCTTTGAGCCTTTCCCTTCTCTCTTTAAGTTCGAGCCGCTGTAGCCTCTCCTGCTTGCGAATTTCACGCATAGCTAATCTTTCGTCGGTTAGACGATTGAATTCGAGAGCGCATTTGTAGTTGTGACAAACTTTCTGGAGAGAACTTCGAGGGATGTATTCAGTTGAGCAGATGGGGCAAGTTTTGGGCTTCGGCGTTTTGCCTTTAGCCATCATCTTCCTCCGTCATAAATCCGTTGGGGTCTGGATAAAGCTCTATTGCGCACCTGTCGCATACATGCACCTCAGCCATAGTTAGCTTTGTCTTGCATTGCATGCAGTAGCCGGCACGGCAATTACTCTCAGCGTGATACTGAGCTATTTGCTCTGGACTAAGCATCAATGCAACCTCGCTGCTGTGGTTTCTTCCGGTTCCTGTAACTGGATGATCATGTCGACATCTTCGAACTGGTACATGTATGCGCTGGCCTCTTGGCCTTCTAGTCTTCCCTGCACAAATCCGGCTACCCAGTTCATAATCATTCCTACAGAATCAACGCCATCACCTTCCATATCTTCGAGTAGGTCGGCAAGTCGGTCTGCATATTCATCGTCAACAGAGCTCATCGGGTTTTCCTCATTCTGTTCCATTTGGATTGCAACAGGCCGTGGACGTAATCAAACGTCTTAACCTGGCTTTGCGTTGGAATGGGTTTCTTTCTGGACTTACTGCGCTTGGTGGGGGGGGGTGAAGATGAGGCTATCTAAAACTATCTGTGTGGGGCTTCTTCTCGCCATATATCATCCTTTGTTTGCGGAAGAGGAAAATCACCTACCGGTGAGCGCTCACAGCGGATACACCATTTGTGCCAGTAGGGCTGTCCTGGCCTGAACCGGTAATCATCTTTGCGCTCTCCACAGCGGTCACATTGCGTCACTCGTTCTGCCTCCGTTGTAATTCCCGGTACTCACATTCGAGTGGGATGGTAAGTCGCAATCCCTTCTGGTGAGCCCACTGGTCTATGTCGGTTAGGTACTTGTGCATCTCTCCGATATCCAGTCTCCGGGTTGATTTAACGTACCTGGTCATTCCTGAAATAGTTACCGGCTTGGCTGGGCAATACATATCTTTGAGCCACTCGTGAACCTCCTCATCGGAAAAGCTGTCTGAACTAGCAGCGGTTAGTTGCTCTGCTATTTCAGAGTTCCACTTCCAGAGGAGGCTGTTTTGTGGGAGCGAACGTCGTTCGCGATACTCGGATATTTTTATGCGCCAGCGTTTGCCGGTAGAGAGGATTTCTTTGAGAAGTGACCAGAGTTGAGCTTTATTCGTTTCGTGCAGGATGAACTCTTGCACTTACCACCTCCTGCGCTGCTTTGCGTTCTGCTGGGGATTTAGGCATCGCCAACCCTCCGCTTGAGCTTGATAATCTGCCCTTCCAGTTTCTGCCGTTTCTCCCGACCAGCTATCAGTCTGCGCTTGTAGGTGGCAAGCCGCCGTATGTATAACTCCTTAGTTCGTTCAGCGCTGATGATTTGAGCTTTCTGTGCGCTTACCGTCTTCTCAAGGCTCGCTATTTTCCTGCGCATCTCATCACGCAGCTCAACGCCTTGCTCGATAACCTTCTCAAGACGCTCGGTGTGGGTTCGGAGGCCTGGTTACTCACCTTGCACCTCCTGCGGAGCGGCTGGCAGCGGCATCCAGTGGGTGACAGTGATTGGGTGCCACTCAATGCCATAGTTTTGCTCATAAACCTGAGCATACCAGCCGTCACCTTTAGGGCTGAATTCGCAGTACTGGCCGACGTGAAGCTCAACACCAAAGTCAGGGCGAGGCCAGATATAGACAAAGTCATCATCTTCCGGCATCCGCTCGCTTACCGGAATCCATGTATCCGGAATTACCGGAGAGTTGCCGGCCAGTTCAGCGCAAATTCTGACTGTGGTTTTACAGCCTGAACATTCGCAACCTTTCCGATATCCATGGTCAATTGGGCTTTGCGCCGGAGAGTTTCCCAACTTGTTAGCCGTCGTTACAGGTTCAGCCTGGAGCATGGCGGCGCGGCAGGCGCTTTCTTCGGCGTCAAGCTCGGAAATAATTTCATCGACCATTTTTCTGAGCGCCTGTCGAACATCCTCCGGTACTACCGCCACCGTCTCGCTGTCGGCCTTGCGGCGTTCCTGCAGCTCTTCCCGCTCTGCATCGGTGAGAGGCTGCGGGGCAGCGTAGAGGTAGTTAATCCCGTCCGGTAGCAGACCTAAATCCTGGCGATTTTTCCCTTCAATCCTCCCTGCGTTTATCCAGTCGTCGCCCTCTACCTCGATGAAAAATACCGGCTTGCTGTCCATTGCGGCCAGCGCCATGCGGGCTAGCTCCTTAATTTCAAAATCGTTTGCTGGCGTTATTGCACTGCTAAATCCGAATTGCGCTATCTCAGCAAGACGGTCTCTGGTTAATTTGCTGGTCATTGATTGGCTCCTTCTGCTGCTGCCCGGTTAACTATCACGCCGTCATAAATTTCGTTTAGATGACCTCTCAGCTCCATCCGACGCAGTGCTGACAGCATGTAATCGCATTCGACCTGCTTATTGCCGGTGAATGGCTTATCCTCTGCGCTTCCCCAGCAACAGTTTCCCTGCGGCCATCCGTGAACTTTTCGAACCTTTCCATTGACTACGTGCAGCAGACCCCAGCCTGGCGGAAGGTCTTCAACTGAGATAATCCCCGGCTCGCTGATAAAGAATCGCCAGTCACCCATGCCAAGCTCCGGGCGTATCCGGAAGCGTTTCTTCCTGTCTGCCAGTAGGTCGGCACGGGAGCACTTCGCCTCTATCAGGCAGGATGCGAAATTCCTGAAACCCATCGCGTCTGGCTGCTCACCGGTACTGGTGACAGCGACAAAGCGATCGTGAAAGCAGACTTTGAAGCCGTTCCGTTTGAGGAATTGATAGGCTATCTGGCAAAGTTCATCGTGTGTCAGCGCCATCTACTCAGCCTCCACCTTGATGCCAGCGGCGCGGTCGAGGCGCTCAATTTCGGCAAGAATTAACGCTCCTGCCTTAACCAGGTCACGGCGGCGATTAGTTGGCTTCCACCATTCATCAGGCCACGGCCACGGTCTGGGTGGTTCACCGGCACAATCGAACAGTTCAGAGGAAAGCGCATAGCAACCGGCCGCATCGGCTAATTCGCCGTGTTCATATTCATCATCATGTCCTGGTGTCCACCCCTCAGTTGTAACCTGCCGCTTACGCTCGGCTAGTACGTCAGCGGCGGCAGCGGTGACGGTGCGGGACTCCAGTTCGACGATGCGCTGCTGCGCCTTCTCCAGCGCCTCTACCAGCACGATAACGTTGTCTGGGCTCGCTTCGTCCTGCCATAAATCTGACGTGTCGCCTTCTGCCCGGTATGCGATTTCAGACTCAGCAGCAAGGCGCAATACTGTCGCCAGTTCGGTGATATCAGTTGTCATGCTGAGACTCCTTGAGCAAGAGAATCGCGGATTTTCACGGCCTCCGCGTTGTATGCGTTGGCATAAGCCATGCGGCGCTTATCCATCAGGACGACAAGCCGATACGCTCGAAAGGCGTATTTGCGGTCTCCTTCCCGGCCTTGCTCACGGAGGTGGTCACGCAGCATCGTGAAGAAATACGAATGCCCTTCGCAGTCGATATCGTCAGGCCAATCAGTTTCGTTAACCAGCCAGTCACGCGCTTCTGCGCATTTCTGGCACGTCTTGAAGTTACTAGCATCGCCATCCTGAACGACAAAAACTTTCTCGTAGGTATCGCCTGGATTAATAGCGCCGTAACATTCACAGCAACGATGTAACTTGCGAGCCTTAACTTTTGATGAAGTATCGAAGTCGCTCATTTGTCGGCCCCCTCGCGCAGCTGCTTGGCGTAGTAGTCACGCAGCGCGCCGGAGGCAACGGAAATAAGCGTGTAAAAATCACAAACAACCGTATCGCCGTTATGATGTTCTGAATTTGCGATCACCTTAAGGGCGCTAACCAGCGGTGCTGCAGCATCAGCCTGAATCCTGGCCAGCATGGCGTCGGTCCCTGGGAATGGGTTCTCCGCGTTAACGTCGCGAGAAACGTACATGTTAATTTCGGACACGTAATCCAGTGGAACACCGGCAAACATTCCGCCTTCGCCCTCAGAGAAGTATTCGACGTGGTTTTCGCTGATATCGGTCAGCAGGCGGAGCATCGTCAGACTCTCCGCCGCCAGCTTCTTCACCCAGTCCTGCAGGTCTACGCCAGCCGGGCAGCCTGATGCTTCACGACTCTTCTCAAGAGTGAGCGCCAGTGCAGTTACCTCCCCGCCATCTGGTGAGCGGCTGGAACGCTGCATATCCTTAACGCGATATCGGTGAACTACGGTTTCATCAATTCCGCAGCGGATACACAAACAGACATCATCCAATTCCTTATGCAGAATTTCGGTCGCTACACCCCATACAGGAACATCAACCCATTTATTAGAACGAAGCTGACCAATAACCTTGTAAACATACATCTCGTTGGGCGCACCGTGGCGCTTTTGCTCGATGATGGCGTAGTCACCAAATTTGAATTCGATTTCGTTATTCATGTTTATTACCCTCATAAAAAAGGCCCGCGATATGCGAGCCTGTTAATTTGCTTTCTGTTCAGCGATGGTGAATTTCATCTCTTCGAGTTTCTTGCGCTGTTTGTCTATCGATTTTATTTTCGCCAGTCGTCGACGCTCACAATCCGCCAGAGCCTCTTCTTCTGTCAGCCACCATTCTTTACCATGAGCATATTGTCGATATCCCGAATGTACCCAGACCACCATGCTCTCTATGATTTCGCCATCTGTCGTGAATGGACCTTCTGTTAGTGCATATTTTGTTATGTACACTTTTGTCATAGCTTACCCCGGGCATAAAAAAGGCCGATTATCACAATCAGCCCACTAAATCCTGCAAATAGCTCTGCTATGTAGATATCTTTCATCCTGTTCTCCCTACAGCCCTAACCTCTGCAAGGCACTGGTTAAACATATGAGTTAGCGGATTGCTGCATCCATATCGCAGGGTGAATGCAAGCTCGGCAGCTTTCGGAGGAACCTCTTCGATAATTTCCACCCATGAAGAAACTGTATAGGTGTATTTTCCGAACCTACCATGACGCTTTAGCCTGGTGTCATCAGTCATTTTGGCTAATGCTGAAACGACAACGCTTTTGGCTATATTGGTTCCTGCTGATACCTGTTTTGATGTGCAGTTTGGATGGCTTGCTATGTAGTTGATGATGCGTTGACGATCGGAAATTTTCTTCATCTTAAAATCCCCCTTTCTTTTTCGGCTGCTGCTCGCGGCTGCGACGCTCTGCGGAAGCTGCCTGCTGGTCTGTATCGTAAATTGCCCCGTTAAGCTGATTGCAATACACCGTACCGGTACTGCCATGGCGATTAAGTCGCAGGATTAACTCCGTTTCACCAGGGGGAACATTGTCATCGAAAGCACCTTCACGATGGATTCCAACCCAGTAGTCGCAGTCCTGCTCAATCTGTCCCGTATCTCGGGAATCGCTCGGTAACGGGCGTTTATTAATACGTTTCTCCAGTTCGCGGTTGAGCTGAGTCAGCAGCACTACGACGCACCCAAGCTCTTTGGCTAGGTTCTTCAACCCTTTGGTGATCATCCCGTACGCAAGGTCATTACGGTCTGCTTTTTCGGCAGTCATCAGTGTCAGGTAGTCAACCAGAATCATTCCTACGCAGCCCTTCTCACGCTTAATTCGTCGGCATTCGCTAACAATGTGCGCCAGTGAAAGGCCTGGAGTGTCGTCGATGTACAGCAAGTCGATTTCGCTAAGCCTGCCGGCCGTTGCAATCGCCTTCTTAAAGTCGCCGTCATAGTCGCCCTGATACTGCTCATCGGCGTCATCAGTTGCTGGCATGTAAAAAATGCTCGGGTTGATGCCGGATTTCTGCCCTACCAGCTTCTCGAGGATCTGGTCACTCGGCATTTCAAGGCTAAACATCAGTGCTGGCTTTTTCTCGCGAACCGCGCAGTTGATAGCCATCTGCCCGTACAGGGTTGTCTTGCCCATCTTTGGCCTTGCGCCAATCACGAAAAGAGATCCTTTAACCAGACCTTTCGGAGCCAGTAGCCTGTCAAGCGATGGTATTCCGGTGCTCATTCCTCGCTGTTCTCCAGAAGGGTCAAAGCGCTTTTCCAGATCGTTTACCCAGTCATCCATAACCTCTCCAAACGATCTAAGTCCACGGCGACTACCGGTCTTTGAGTGGTCTGTAAGCTGGGTGAAGATGCTCTGGATGGCTTCGTACTTCTCTGAGGCACTCATACCGTTTCTGGCATACAGCAACTCTGTCGCTTCGGTCATGCGCTGGATGCCATACCGCTCCATTGCAGCTTCACGAACCGATGCGGCGTAGGCAACGATGTTGGCAGCGCTTGGAGTGTTCTTGGCAAGCTGTCCGATATAGGCGAATCCGCCGGCCTGCTCAGCAAGCCCTTTGCTCTCCAGTGAGTCGAACAAGGTAAGGCCATCAACAGGTTTGTTTTCCCGGAACATTTGCCGGATTTCAGAAAAGATTATCTGGTGAACCCTGCCGTAGAACGACTCTGGCTTAAGCATTGCCAGAACCTTCTGGACTCGCTCGCTGTTATCGTCGTCAAGCAGAATACCTCCGATAACGCTCTGCTCTGCTTCCGGGTTGTGCGGGAGAGTAATAATCTCAGAGGTCATCACATGCCCCCTCTCGTGTTTTGGCGTAGACATCGACGTTCAGGAAGAACTCGAGAGACTTTTTACGCCATGTCTTGCCTGTGCGCTGGTCTGGTCTGTTTTCCAGCATCCATCGGCAGTTGGTTGCTATGTAGTTCAGATACACTTCCCAGTCGTTCAGGGTGAATGGATGTCCATCCAACTGACGGGTGACTTTGCTGGCTTTCTTCCAGAAAGTTCGGATCAGGTTTCTACGCTTGTCAGTCAGGATATTTATCCCTTGAGCCTCAGGAAGAATCCTGCGGTATACATCGACCACTTGCTCACAGCTGATAGACGGTTTTTTCTGGTCTTGAATTTCTGAGGAAGATGCACTCTCTCTTACGTTAGTAAGAGAGTTATTATTTATATTATTGTTTATGGACAACCGTTGGACATCCGTTGGACAAACCTCTCTGAGAGGTGCGTAATTACTGGTGTTTGCGTTGGACATCCGTTGGACATCCGTTGGACAATTTTGAGACTGAAAATCATCATATTTAACGATTGTCAGCAGGCTGAATTTCTTCCCCATAGAGGTGATGTTAAGCATTCCTTTCGACTCAAAGGTACGCAATAAACTGCGAACCTTATTGTCTGGAATGAAGGTCTCACTCACTAAGGTAGGCCGCCCTGTAAGCATCTGACCACGGCCAACAGTAACGGGGCCAATATCAGTGTTTACGGTAGCCTCAACATGGTTTGCCTTAAGGATTAGGTGTAACCAAAGATGTACTGCCTGAGAGTCCTTGTAGAGTCGGCTATCCATAAATTGGCGATGTATAGAGACATACCCCATACTGGTTGCCTCCTGCGGTTGTACAGGGATATGCCTGTAATCGGCTAACTTAACGACGCCCATTCTTAACTCCTGCTTTGGCTAGTCTGTAAACACCAATCAGACGCTCTGCGAACGCCCTGTTATTTGATGCGGTGACGACCAATCCCTCAGGTGAGTCAGGGTGTCGAATTTCTTCTTTTTCCTGGTATTTCTTACGACGCTTTGTCATAATTACTCCTGTGAATTGATCCAGTAATTCGGCTCTAGAATTTCATGGTGATTTGCTCTGAACGCTCCGCTGCAACGGGGCGTTTTTGCTTTGTGAGAACTGCAGCTACTTCCTTCGCTAATCTGGCGATATCGTCATCAACAACACCCCACTCCAGAACTGCTAAGAGCATTGCCATCTTCGGCAACCAGCTTTCCTTCCAGCGGGTGATCTGCGCTTTATCAACTCCGATTGCTTTGGCTACGTTATTCCCACCTTTCATGGCGATTCGGTTGAGCAACCAGGATTCAATGCGGCGTGCATTGACCTTGTTGCGGTTAATTGAGTTTTCCATCTGTTAAATTCCATAGTGTTGAAAACAAAGAAATAGACCTTGCACATAGAGCGCAAAGTCATGTTTAGACTTTTTATGAATGCCCTTTTTCAGGGCTGAGATGTGTAAGAGCGTGGAATCTATTTAAATTTCTTGTTGCTTGGGAATGGTCGAACTTCCTCACCAACAACACTTCCATCTGGTTTTACCGTAACCATGATGTTACGGCCTGCCAGAATTGCTTTGCTTATAGCGCACTGGATCACACCAAAGTCACTGGCTGCTTTAGCCTGTCCGTGAATCTTGGCGTAATCGGCAAGTGTCATACGACTCATAGGCACTCTCCGTTTTTAACCATGAACAAAGAATACTACAGGTATTTATAATAATCAATACTGTGGGTATTTTTAATTTGAGTACCTACGCTATTAGAATGATATGATGGAAAATAAGAAATCCTTGACGACAGAACAGCTTGATGACGCTAGGCGTTTAAAGGCTTTGTATGAGTCGAAAAAGAAAGATTTGGGTATAACTCAGTACTCTATAGCTGATGAACTAGGGATCACTCAGGGTGCTGTTGGGCATTATTTAAATGGAAGGAATGCCCTCAACGTTGAAGTGGCATCTGGCTTTGCCAGAATCCTGCAGGTGCCTATTTCAGAGTTCAGCGCCTCTATTGCTAGCAAGGTAGCTGAACAGGCTGAAAGCCTTAAAGGCGAATCTAATGTAAGATTTTTTGGTGAATATAGGTCTGGCAAGAGGTATCCGGTGTTAAGCAGTGTACAGGCGGGAGCTTGGTGTGAGGCCTGCGAGCCGTACACCGTTAAAGATATTGATTTGTGGTTAGAGTCAGATGCACACATTCAAGGAGATGCTTTCTGGCTTAAGGTTGAAGGTGATTCCATGACTGCTCCGGTAGGGATCAGCATACCGGAAGGAACATTCGTCCTATTTGACACAGGGAGAGAACCGATAAACGGAAGCTTAGTTATTGCTAAGTTGTCAGATTCAAACGAAGCCACATTCAAAAAATTGATTATTGATGGCGGTCAGAAGTATTTGAAAGGATTGAATCCTGCGTGGCCTCTAGTTCCAGTTAATGGTAACTGTAAGATACTAGGCGTGGCGATCGAGACAAAATTAAGGTTAATTTAAAGATAAAAGGACTAATCATGGTTGGCTATGCCATAGCAAGTTTCTTTGGGATTGTTGCAATTTCTGCAGCTTATGGAATGTTGTATAAACGTCTGGCTAGAGCAATATCAGAAAAAATTAACCAGGCATGGAAGCACAGAATTGCTCGTTTCATAATCCTTGTCGTCTCAGCTATACAGGCTATTTCTGGTGTCGTGTTTTTTATAATCAGTTGCTACCTATTGTTTCTAGCAGCCACTTTCACTCCTTATCTAAGCGACCTAAGCGGATATCAAGACGGATCTGATACATTACTATATGCGTGGTTAGCTTTCGCGATATCAATATGCATATCATTGGTTTGCGATGTTTTTAAGATAATCTTAGTTTTAACCTTCGCTGATTAGTACCCGCCAAGCCTGAGTGACCCGGTCATCCCGGGTCTCATCACATCAAAGATAGCATAGAAAATAAATACTCTATGTATTCATAATCTTACATAAACCACACCAAAAATAAATACCTTGCGTATTTACATAAAAGAATACCTCAAGTATTATTCAACTCATCAGCAGGACGCACTACTCACCAGGACGGTGATGCTCTTAAAAATTGAGCCCTGAAGAAGGGCAGCATTCAAAGCAGAAAGCTTTGGGATTGGATGAATGCGAAGGCTGATTCGCAGGTGCTAGGCAGCGCTTACCTCGCGAAGTGGAAATTGCCGCCGCTTCAAAGAATGCAGGAGATCAGCACCTGCCATCCAATCACCAAAGCTAACTGACAGGAGATTCACAATGGATGCACAGTCACGCCGCCGCGAACGTCGCGCTGCTAAACAGGCCGAATGGAAAGCAGCTAATCCCCTGTCTGTTGGGGTGAGCGCTAAACCTGCTAACCGCCCTGTTCTGTCGCTGAATCGCAAACCTAAATCACGCGTAGAAAGCGCGCTGAACCCGATTAACTTAACGGTGCTTGCAGAGTATCGCGAGCAACTGGAAAACCGCGCAGAAGCCGTTGAGCGCAAGAATCACAAACTCTGGTACAAACAGCCTGGCGAGCGAGGCATTACTTGCTCAGGCCGGCAGAAGATGAAGGGTAAATCGATACCGTTAATTTGAGGTGATATATGGAAGAGGATTTTGACGAGTTTGATGAGCATCCTGATGATGATATGAGTCTCTATCAGGATTATGAAGATTAAGGCTGCCTGATGGCGGCCTTTTTTATGAGGGTAAGAGAATGAAAGGTGTGTTTATTAGCATTGGGTTATTCCTGTGGTGTGTCGCTGCGTGGGTTACTCACATTGTGGTTTGCTTCAAAACTGCGTCATGGGGATTTTTGATCGCCGGCGCTTTATTTTTCCCGGTCGCCTGGTTTCATGGGACTGGAATCTGGTTTGGGTGGTGGTAAACATGAGCAGAAACGGTTGTCGCTCTCTCATCATTGCTCTTATTGCATGCTTAGCATTCTGGAGCGTTGTTATCTTCGCTATATATAAATGGTGCTGAAGATGAAAATTAACCACACGCTTTTGAAATTAGCGCAGATTAAAGCGCGTATCGCCAGAAAGAATGGTGATGGTGCCAAGTGGATGGAAGCTAACGAAGAAATGAAAGCTGCGGCTGGGATGCCATGGTATCGGAGGAATTCATGGAATGGATAAAGTGTAGCGAGAGGATGCCAGAGGAAACGCAAAAACTGTTGGTATATAGCAATGGTGAGGTTGTTGCTGGATTCTGGAATTATGTTATGTCTCCTATCGATTACAAAAAATATAGAGCGTTTACTGATTTGGGTGGAAGAAAGTTAGATATTGCCACCCACTGGATGCCATTCCCTACCCCACCAACCGAATAAACAAATCAACTTAACTATGTCGGCTATTACAGCGACGGGCTTCGTGCATTCTGAAATCAGGAGGCGATATGAACGCATATTACGTGCAGGACAGGATTGATGCACAACAGGAGTCTGCGTATCAGGCTCGCATTCAGCGTGAACAATGGATTGATCATCGCGCAAAGGAAATTACAGAGATTGCTCCTGGTGAGCCACTGGAGTTTACAGCTGGATCAGTAAGCAAGGTTCTTCGCCTCGCAATTCAGTCAGAAAAATGCCGCGAAGCTTACAACGATTTTATCACTGCAATCGCTTATGACCAGGCTGAGCGAGAGTGGGAAGAAAAATATGGATGGGCCGCAGAATGACCTCAATTGTTGAATTTGTTAGACAGCAGGAGCCGCTTTTCTGCGGCGCATTAACAGACCAGAGCGTTACATGGGCAAAGGAAAGCCAGTTCGCTATTCAGTATTTCCAGAAGAATGATTTTCTAGCCAAAACCGCCCTCTCCAACCCTACCAGCGCGCAGAACGCCATTATCAACGTGGCAGCAATTGGTATCACACTAAACCCGGCTAGCAAGCTTGCTTATCTGGTGCCTCGTGACGGTATGGTGTGCCTCGACATTAGTTACATGGGACTTCTTCATCTTGCTCAAGCAACTGGCTCCATCAAATGGGGACAGTGCAAGCTTGTTTATTCGAACGATACGTATGAGTCGAATGGCCTCGATACAGCACCTACTCACAAATACAACGCATTCGGAGAGCGTGGTGAAGTTGTTGGTGGTTACTGCACAGTTAAGACGGATTATGGAGACTATCTCACGGAAGAGATGAGCCTTGCGGAAATTAGGACTGTAGAGGCAACCAGCAAGGCTAAAAACGGCCCGTGGAAAACCTTCTGGGAAGAAATGGCGCGCAAGACAATTGTTAAGAGGGCGAGCAAATATTGGCCTAAAGCTCAGCGACTGGATAGCGCAATCCGCCTTCTCAATGAAGATGAAGGGGTATTTCAGGAGCCAGTAATGCCGCATAAATCAGAGGAAGACATCCGCGAGGATGAGCGCCGGCGTCAGCAGGAAATCATCGAACAGGTTCAAGTTCTTTGCGACGAAATGACTCAAGCAGAAACCATGGATGACCTAAAGCGCATCTTCGCTGACGCGTATAAACGCACTGCTGGCATGAAACTTCAGCAGAACGTGCAAGCGATATACGCAGAATGCAAAGCAAAGTTGGAGGTTACCAGTGAGTAAACTTTACGAAATCGCCAATGACTACGCAAAATTAATGGATGAGAGTTTAGACCCAGAACTTATATCAGACACCTTAGAAGGCATGGAAGGTGAGCTTGCAGATAAAATTGAGCAACTTCTTGCCATCTGCAAAAACGAAACTGGATATGCTGAGCGCCTCAAGGAAGAGGCTAGGTCATTAAATGATAGGGCATCATCGATTCTGAATAAGGTGGAAAACATTCAGTCCTACATAGCTAACTCGTTAATTACCGCAGGAAAGAAAAAACTCAGAGCAGGTCTACATCAGGTGACAATTCGTTCCCCTTCTGAGTCAGTAGAGATTCTTGACTCATCATCAATACCTGCTGAATTCGTTGAATTTGAAACAACTATTAAGGCTGACAAGTTGGCAATAAAGCACCAGTTAAAGGCTGGAATATCAATACCTGGTGTTCAACTAAAAATAGGCAAGCCATCACTCATCATCAAATAAACACTCATGAAACGAATTAACGTATCTGAGAAACAGATGCGCGAAGTTGCCGGAAATATGGTTGCAATTCGCGCCGCTGACTTACTCAACATTAACATTGACCAGTTCTATTACCTTGCTCAGAAATTTTCTATACCAACCGCATTTGTAAACATCAGATGGACTGACAGTGAAATTGACAAAGCTGTCAATCTTAGAGCTGCTGGTAAGACAAAGAAAGAAATAGGCAAAGAGATTTGTCGCAGCGAACAAGCAGTAAAGAGCTTATTCAGAAGACTTAAGTCTAATAACTGATTAGGAGACAAGCATGAGCAAAAACCTATATATCGAACTCGGTGATAAATATGTCGTTACCGGGTCAACTCACGACCTCATCCTGAACGAGAAGAAAATCGTAAAGGAGGGAAAGAATGCTGGCCAGGAAACGCTGTCCCGCCTCGGCTACTACAGCAAGTTTGAGCATCTGGTTAAAGAGCTATGCCACCGTGAAATCCTGCAATCTGAAGCTCAGACGCTGGAAGAATTACGAGATTATATCTTTGCTCTCGGCGAGAAGCTGAGTAAGGCGATGCAATCATGATAGGCCGTTCTTACGATCCATCTATATTCCCAGATGATTTATCTGTACGTCGCAGACAAAGAGCAATGCCGCCAAGAGATGAGCTGATGAAGCGTAATAGCTTCCAGTCGGTTAACGAGAATAAGTTTCTGGATGCTTTGCTGAAGAAAATGAGGGGGATGTGATGGATCACAGCCTCACGCTCAATGAGGCTCCTATCCTGTTTCATTTCTCAGTTCGATTCCCAAACCGGAGATAAAACCAATGCGCGAGCTACGCGACGACTCCCTCATTGACATGAAGTTCATGATGGAGGATGCTGGATTTACCGCGAAGTATTTTTATTCGCAGATTAATGCCGGAAAACTCCCCAAGCCAATCAAACTTGGTCGCACATCCAGATGGATGTATGCCGACTACCAGTCATGGAAACTAAGCCACCTCACCAACCTAAAAAAAGCATCGTGA